GAAAAGGGGAAAGACGAAAGAGGGGGAACCGAAGAAAGTTTCGGCGGCGGAACGGAAGCGGCTGGAGCAGCAGAATCGGAAGCGGGCCGGGGAGCGGGCCAGGCTATACGCTGTGCGCCTCTGGGAATGGAAGCTGGACTGGCTGCGGTACCTGATCCACGCGGCCATCGCCGACGGGTTGGAGCCCCAGAATCTGCTGCGGCTGCTGCTGTACTTCTCCGCCGCCCCGCAGCAATCGGGCGACGCCTATCGGCGGGCCCACGTTTTACAAACCTACCTGCGGTCGCGTTCGATCCGCCTCTTCGGCCGCGCCGGTCTGCCCGACCTCTGGAAGGGGATCAGTCAATTGCAAAACGCGGAGCTCGTCGACGAGGCGGCCCGCTGCTTCGCGGCCGGCATGTTTTACGAGCCGAATGCCGCCTACGGGCCGGCGGCCAGCGTGCCGGAGCAAGACGTGGCGGCGATCGCGGATTTTCTGTGCATCGACGTGCAGAAGGTTTGGAAGCAGCAGCAGGGCGGACCGCTCTCCGAAAGCTATTGGAACCTGCACAGCAAGCAGCAGCTAGTCGAACTGGCCAAGGAACTGAAGCTCAAGCTGGACGGCTCAGTGTCCAAGGATCAAATCCTCAAAACGTTTTTGGAGTGCAAGAAACCGCTGCCGCTGCCGAAGGAGATCGCCAAGGCCAGGCGGCCGAAATGAATGCAGAATGCAGAATGCAGAAGGATGAATGAAGAATGAACGAGAGGCCTGAAAAAATCCGCGTTCAGATCCGCTGGTTGGTGCGCCGGGACATGCCCCAGGTGCTGGATATCGAAGACAAGAGCTTCGAGTTCCCCTGGCGGAAAGAGGATTTCGTGCGCTGCCTGCGAGCGGCGAGGAACATCGGCGTGGTGGCCGAATGCGGGGATCGGCTAGTGGGATTCGTGCTCTATCAACTGCACAAGAGCCGGATTGAGGTGTTGAATTTCGCCGTGGCGGCCGACTGCCGCCGGCGGGGCGTGGGCAGCCAGATGCTGGCCTGGCTGATCGCCAAACTCTGCTCGCAACGCCGCAGCCGGATCCTGGTGGAGGTCCGCGAAACCAACCTGCGCGGGCAGCTGTTTTTTCACCAAAACGGTTTCCGCGCCGTTTCGGTGCTGCGGGCGCCATACGACGACAGTCAGGAGGACGGCTACGGCATGGAATACCGCTACCGCCCGGAAAAGCCGGCTCTCACCCCGCCGGTCAACCGCATTGCCAAGCTGCTGGGGTGAGGGGGGTCAAAAAAATGCAGAATGCAGAATGCAGAATGAAAGACTCTTCATTCTGCATTCTGCATTCTGCACTCTGCACTCTGCACTGGTTTCAGACCGGCCGGCCGGCGGGGGGATCGGGCAGCAGCGTCAGGGTGCTACCGCCGGCCGGCCTTACCTAATTTTACACCACATCCCCCCCTGGGGGAAGGGCTGGAATTGGCCGCGGGCTGATGGGGTGAGGGGGTGAGGGGGTGAGGGGTCAGGATTGAAAAAATCCGGCGGATCGGGCATTTTCGATCTTGACTAGACCGGAGATTCCCGATATAATCAAGATACACAAGGGAGGAATGAGATGGACGTGGGCGATCGAATCAGGCAGTTGCGGCAGGCGGCCGGATTGCGGCAACGGGACCTGGCCGAGGCGGCCGGGACGAGCCAGGATCACATCTGCGACATCGAGCGCGGGAATCATCTTCCCGGGACGGATTTGCTGCTGCGAATCGCCGCGGCACTGAAAATTCCCCCCGCCAAGCTGCTGGAATCCGCTAACAAGAAAACTAATCCCACCCCGTGAGTAACCACGGGGCTCGCCCGCGGAGAGCAGCGGGAGGCAAGGAGAGTTGAGATGATTACTGTGAACAACGTATTAGAACGGGTCCGCCGCGCAAGGGCGCAGACGGAGTTCTACCCGCGCAGCAACGAGACCTACTACCCGGCCGCATGGCGATATGGCGATGGTGCTGGCGACGCCAGTACGTCTGCCCCATACGACGTGCGGAAGTCGCAGGCGGCCGAGTACGTGCTGACCAAACTGGCCGAAGAGCATGATGTAACGGTCCCTGATCTCTACGAGGATTGGGAGACGATGGGAACACGGGACATCGCGCGCACGATTGCCTCAGCAATCAATCTGGCCATTACAGAGGATGAGAATGCCGAGGAGAACGTAAGTTAGGCAGCTCTCCCGCGTCCGGGCTCTGCTGCGGCATCCCGGGCGCGGCCTTCTGCACGTCCCCCTCTCCGGGGCAAAATCCCCATTCTGCACTCTGCATTCTGCATTCATCCTTTCTCACCCCCTCACCCCCTCACCCCCTCACCCTCGGCTGGCCAAATTCCGGGCTCGAAATGCTCCCCTGCGGCGTGCTAAGCTGACTGGCGTCATATCCGGGAGATTGGGCGGCGGCCGGAGAACGGGTCTTGACCGCCGTGCTGTGCGTCTTGGCCCCGTGTGTGGTGGCCAAGGTCGAATCATTTCTGAAAGAGGGCCGGTCCCAACGCGAGACGGCCCTGCAAACCGGCGTCAGTCGGGGGTCGGTGGCCAACATTTACCACGACCGGCGGAAGCTCAAAGAGCGTATATCCCCGGCGGATTCGGCGGCCCCTTTCAGGACGGATTCTCCGCCGCGGCGGTGCTCGGTTTGTGGGACAACGATTTACCCGCCGTGTCAGGCCTGCCAACTCCGGCGGCTGCTGGCGAGCGGCAACATCCGGCCGACACCCTTTGGCCGGGACAACGGCGACCAGGACGAGCTGGTGATCCGGCTCTCGCCTGACGAGTGCCGGCGGTACGAGGAGATCCACGCGGCCAAGCTGGCGGCGGATCGGGTATTGGGCGTCGAGACGGCCGAAGAGCCGGAGGAAACTCTGGAACCCACGGAGGCGGAACTCAGGGCTGGTTCCCAAGCTGAAGCTTGGGAACCAGGAGAACAGTGACTAGAAAATGGTCGGTGGAGATCGAACTGCACAACCTGGCCGTCAGTGCAGCGCAAAACCGAAGATCAAGGCAACGTGAGCGGAACGCGGAACCTTGGCCGCCCGCGGAATTGGCGCTGCCGTCACTGGCGGAACTCGAGCGGTGCGACCGCTGCGAGCGGTGCGACCGCTGCGAGCGGTGCGACCGCTGCGAGCGGTGCGACCGCTGCGAGCGGCTGAGCTGCCCAAAATCGGAACTGATCCAACTGCAGCTGTGGAAGGAGATCTAGGAGAGTGCTGACGTGAACACGCTGGAACAGACTGCCGCGGTGTGGGCCGCGCTGCAAAAAATCTCGGGCAAGGAACTCTGCCGGGATGGATTGCCCGGTGGCTCGCAATACGATCTCAAACTGGAATTAAGAGTGACCGTGGATGGACTGGCCTGGAGCCGGCGAATGACCGCACTGTTGGTCGTGGGTCACGAGAGCCTGCGGGTCACCTCGGCCACGCCCAATGCGGCAAAGCTGCTGGCCTGCATCCTGGGCCGGTTGAATCGTCAGACCCGCGAAAAGCTGTTGCGGGAGCTGCCGGAGGCCTTTGCGGAGGCGGGCAATAAGCTGCCGGAGGTGGACCGCGTGCTGCTGGACGCCTCGGAGAGTTTTTTGAAGCGGCTGCGGGCAAAGGTCAGTCAGACCGCCAAAGGCCTGGTGAGCTGCCAGTACAAGTTGATCGAAATCTAGAGTGCAGAGTGCAGAGTGCAGAGTGCAGAGTGCAGAATGCAGATTTGTCGCCTATGAGGGTGCCCGGCAGCTAATCCATCACGGCGACCTGCTGCTGTACCGCGGCGGCCGGTGGCCGGTGGACCTGGCCATCCGCACCGCCGGGCGGAGCCCCTACGTACACGCCGCCATGGCGGCCTGGGAGGATGGAAGAGTTTACTGCCTGGAAATGGTGGAGTGCCGCGGCGGGCGAAGAGTTTTGCTGGCCGAGAAGGTGCTCGGCCGGCCGGGACGGTGGGACGTTTTCAGAACCAACCCCGACGGCTGGTGGCCGGAGTTCGACGCGGCGGCGGCGGTAGAGGCGATGACCGGGTTTATCGGCACCCGCTACGGCTGGATAAATTTGCTGCGAACCGGGCTGCTGCACCTGCCTCTGCTGCGGCTGCTGGTCAGGGCCGAGACGGACGACCAGGCCCGCACCACGCGGCCGCCATATTGTTCGCAGGCGATCGCCATCGCCAGCCGGGTCGGAGGCCTCGACCCGGTGCCCAACCTGGCCGATCGGCTGACCGAACCGGGCGACCTGGCAAGGTCGCTGTTTTTTCGCTATCAATTCACGCTTCTCTAACCCCTGAATGGGATCCACATGATGAAAACGAAATTCTCCTGGTTGATCTACTGGATCGTGCTGGCCGCGGCGATCTTCTTCGCCTGCAGCGTGCTGCTGGGCGGGGAACAGAGTGCAGAGTGCAGAGTGCAGAATGCAGAGTGCAGAGTGCAGAGTGCGGTGCGACCGCTGCGAGCGGAACTGACGAGTCTTGCCGATTGCATCGAGGCCACCTGCCGGATCTCCGCCGGCGGCGGCCGCGGCACCGGCTGCGCGTTCGAGCGGTCGCAGGGCTACGTGTTTGTGCTGACCTGTGCACACGTGGTGGGCAGTCACCAACAAGTGCAGTGCGAGTTCTGGCACGCCGGCCACCAATCGAGACCGTTGCCCGGCCGGGTGATCAAGCGGTCCACCGCGGCCGACGCGGCGGTCGTGGCCATAGTGGAGAGCCGATTTGAGGGCATCCTGCCCAAGATTATTCCAGTTGCCCCTGCGGATCACGTGCTGCGCCCGGGGGCCACGCTGACCTCGGTCGGCTGTGCCAACGGCAGCTGGTCCACCGGTTGGAAGGGGCATTTCTTGGGTTACCGCAACGGCGGGGATTTGCACTTCGTGCCGACGCCGGCCAATGGCCGCAGCGGCTCGGCCATCTTCGACGCCGGCGGGAGCAGGATCGTAGGACTGATCCGGGCGCGGACCGGAAACAACTCGGAAGGGATCGGCACCTCAGTACAGGGGCTTTATGAGGCATTTGCCGGCAGTCAGGGGAGAATGCAGAATGCAGAATGGAGAATGCAGAATGAAAAAGCTCACCCCATCACCCCCTCACCTCGTCACCCCCTCACCCCCTCACCCCCTCACCCCGTCACCCCGTCAGCCCAGTGTCCCGGCGGGGAGTGTACGCCCTGGCGGCTGCTGCCTTACCGGCACGACCAGGACGAGAAGTTTCGCCAGCAGCAGCAGCAGGGAGGCACCTGGCCCACGCTGCCGCCGCCGGCGGCCGCGTCTCCGCCGGTGAATTTGGCACCGATCAATCAGAAATTGGATCGGATCGCCGAGATGCTCGGCGGGATGAAGGGCGATTTCGACGCCGCCAGACAATTACTGCTGATCCCCAGGGAGGAAAAACCGGAGAAGGATCTTCAAGCGGTCCAGGCGGCGGCCCTCAAAGAGGCCTCAGAGGCCTCGCAAGAGGCCATCAGCGAGGTCAAACAGGAATCGAGCAAACTGCGAGAGCTGGTGGATGGCCTGGTGGGCGACCGGGGCACGCTGCGGGAACGCTTTCAGGCACGGCTGAGCAAGGTCAAAGAGGAGCTGGGCGAAGACGCCGGCCGGCGGGAGATCGCCCGGGGCTACGTAAAGGACCTCGCGGCCGAGAAGCTGGGCGAGGGGAAGCTGGGGATGACTACTGGAAAAGTGTTGGGCGGGGCCCTGGGCCTGAGCGGCCCGCTGGCCCTGGCGCTCGGCGGCGGCCTGTGGCTGCTCTCGCGGCGGATCGGCGGCAAGATCGAGGCCGGCGAGCCGCTGTTGATCGAACGGCTGGTGAGCCGGCTGCACGATCGCGTGGACAATCTGCAGGACCACCTCCAGGTGGACGAGTCGGCAGGAAAAGGCAAAGCTAAGCGATAAGGAATGCAGAATGCAGAATGCAGAATGCAGAATGAAGAATCTTGATTCTGCATTCTGCATTCTGCATTCTGCATTCCTTTGGGAGGCCGTCGGATGACTGGGCCCGAGGCCACGCTGCTGGTTTTTCTGGTGGGCTGGATGCTGGCGGTCACCGCTGCGCAGGCGGTGACCGGCTACCAGGTGAACCGGATCGTCAAAAACCACCTGCCGCACATTGATCAGCAGATAGAATCGCTACTGCTGGTGCTCAACGAGGTGAGTGAACTACCTTGCAAGCATCACGATCAGCGGATCAAGGATTTAGAGGAGAGCTGAATGGCGGATCGCTACTGGAACGGCGGAGTTGACGCCGATTGGAACGACGTAAATAACTGGTCTGACACCGATGGTGGTGCCACGCCGGCCACGAGCGTTCCAGGGACGGGGGACCACGCCCACTTCACTGTCAATGGCGACGGGAATCCCTGTACACTCGACATCAACATCACGCTCGGTGATTTGACCATTCTGGTCGGCTATACGTCGAAGATCGACCTGGGCATCAAGAATCTCACAATGGACGACGGTGGGAACGTCACGTTGGACGGGGGCGGGGAGTTCGACTGCGGCACCGGTTCACACTCGCTCACGAACGGGATCTTCGACAACGTCCATCAGAGTGCCTGGACCTACGGCACTTCGACGTGGACCTTCAACGGAACCTGCACCATCAAAGGACATTCCAGCAACGACTTTTATGATTTGACTTTTGCCGTTGGATCGACGGTTACGATACATTGGGAAACCTTCACCCGGATAGATGTTCGCCACACCTGCACCATTAACGGGGCAGTAGTGTTGTATGATGTTCTGGCTGTAATCCAGGATGGGGATTTCGTGATCAATGAGGGGGCGAGCTTCTCGGGAACTCCGGGCTGGTATCTGTATCTTCTGGCTAGTACGAGTGGGCACGGCCTTACAACGTTGCATCCGTCCGTGAACATGTATCACACGCACGTCTACGGGGGAGCAGCCGATAAGCGTCTGGCTGCTGGAACCTGGACGGGACTTCTGAAACTACGAGCTATTGGTACTGCCAGTGCCACTCTCCAACTCGACAACGCAACCTACAACTTCAACGGCGGTCTGGAACTGGAGAATACCGGAACCGGAACCGTTACGCTTGACAACAAGGCCCACACCCCAGCTATCAACATCGGCGGCGATTTGATTATTGACAACGATCACGCCGACGGGACTATTGTGATCGACGACACCGGCGCGGCGGTGAATTGGAACATCACGGGCGACGTACTCGACGAGGTGAGTGCCGGCACGTTCACCTACAACAAGGGCAGCGGCGCGATCACCGCCTCCGGCTCGGGCAATCAGGACTGGGATTGGATGGGCCAAGCCATCGAGGATGTCGAGATCGACAAGGTGGCCGGGACGTTGACCTTCTCCGGTGGCGTAACGATGGACAGCTTCACGGGGACGGCCGGTGCCTTTGACCCCAACAGTCAGACGATTACGACCGTTGGCAACTTCACCACGGCAGCCGGTTTTCAGAGCACCAACGCGGCTGACGTGATGAACGGCTGCACGATCACGGTAGGCGGCAATCTAAGCCTGACGGGCCAGAGCGGCACCTTGTTGCGGCTGCTGGCGACTGCCGGTTGGACGTTGACCGTCACGGGCACGGCGGCGGCAAGCTACGTGGAAGTCGAGCACTGCGATGCCTCGGCCGGCACGGAGGTCAATGCACCGCTGACCTGCACCAACGGCGGAAACAACACTCATTGGAGTTTTGGAAACCCGATGTACTACTACCAGCATCTCAGTTTAGGGGCTGCTGCCTAACAGACAAGGGAATTGCAAAATGCCCTATAAACCCGTAGATGCGGCGATCAAGGTGATTCTCGGGCCGCTGATCGACGATACGGATTTCAAAACCCGCGAGGAGGCAGTGGCGTTTAACGCCGCGGGGATGGAGATCCACGTGATCCTGGAGAAGGCGGACGGCACGGTCACTACCACCGCAGTGGTTCCAACCGAGGCCGGCGATCCTCCCAGCGATTATGACTGGGCCCACACCGAGCAGGGTTATTACGAGTTGGAACTGCCGGCCGGCGGCGGGGCCGGTTTCAACAACAGCGAAGAGGGTATCTTGCACGTGGCGGGTTACTGCACCGGCGTGCTGCCGTTTCGCTCGCCGGCCTACGACGTGGTACCACAGCAGGTCTACAACTCGCTGGTGAAAGATACCGAAAAGCTGCAAATAAGCCTCAACGCGGCGGCGCTGGAAAGCCTGATGATCGCCGACGCGGCCACGCACGAAGCGGCGGCCGCGGCGGCCGGGGCCAAGGATTCGCTGCTGGGGCTGATCCTGCAGCAGAAGCACGCCGACTTTACCGCCGAGCAGGGCAAGGTGGTGATTTACCAGACGGACGACACCACGCGGTTCGACGAACTGGATCTGGTCTCCAACCCCACCGCCGCGCCGGTGACCAAGGTTTCCAGAGCATGAAGGAATGCAGAGTGCAGAATGCAGAATGCAGAATGATGAATCTTGAATTCTGACTTCTGTATTCTGCATTCTGCATTTCTTTGACCCCCTCACTCCGTCATCTTGAGCAGAATCCTGCCCCCTGACAAGCAAGGATTACCAAAATGCCCGTAAAAGCCACTCAGAACAAAAACGGCCCTTCCGCCAGGGTCGGCGTCACGATTGCGGTCCCGCTTGCCGACCAGCCGCCGGACAATTCGGTCTATATCCCGCGTCACGTGGAGGTGGGCCATCTATCGGGCGAACACGGGCGAATGCTCTACCGGCTCCGCGAAGGGTTTCGGGCCGCCGGCACCGTGCTCGCCAGCGGCAAACCGGTATACCAAAACGCGGATGTGATCCGCTGCATTTTGGATCTCTTCGTAAGTGCGGCGGCAACGAGGCTCGGCGAGCAGAGGTCGACATCCAACGGGAGCAATCATGCTCAAAAAGAAGACCGCAAAATCATCCCGCAAACCATCCCGGCGGAAACGGAGTGAGCAGTACTCCTGGATCGCCGAGGATCTCCGGCCGCTGGCTGTATCGATCGACCGACTAAAGCCCGATCCCAAGAACGCCCGCATTCACGACCAGGCCAACCTGCGGGCGATTACGGCCAGTCTGCGGGAGTTCGGGCAGCTCAAGCCGGTCGTCGCCAACCGCAAAACTCGGATTATCGAGGCGGGCAACGCCGCTTTTCAGGCGGCAAAACAACTCGGCTGGTCGCAGCTGGCCGTGGTCTGAGTAAAGCATAATGCCGCAGCCGGCCGCGGCTTTGCGATCGCCGACAACCGCACCGCCGAGCTGGCCGGCTGGGACGATGCCCTGCTGGCGGAACTGCTGGCCGACATCAAGAACGACACGCGCGATCTTTATGAGCAGCTGTTGCTGGACCAACTCCGCCGGGAAAATGAAGAAGATCAAGACGATATCGCCGGCCAGTGCGAGGATGTGCCCGAAAGCTACGAGGTGATGATCGAGTGCCGGGACGAAGCGGAGCAAAAACGGGTTTATCAGCGGATGCAAAAGGACGGTTTCAAGTGCCGACTCTTAACGTTGTAGTCGAGTGCCCGGTCCACCGCTCGTTTCGCGTCGACCAGCTCGCCGGGATGTTCGACGTTTCGCTGGAGAAGAAACTCTCCGAAAAGTTTTCGGTCGAGATCCCCGCAGAGCACGAGGACTGGCGGATCGGCGTGATCGTGGGCCCCTCCGGCAGCGGCAAGACCACCATCGCTCGCCGGGTTTTTGGAAAATCGCTCTACACCGGCAGCCGTTGGCCCAAGGATCGGGCGGTGGTGGACGGGTTTGCAAAACAGTCGATCAAGGAGATCACCCACGCCCTGACCGCGGTCGGCTTCTCGTCGCCGCCGAGCTGGGTCAAGCCCTATCACGTGTTGAGCAACGGCGAGCGGTTCCGCTGCGACCTGGCCCGGGCCCTGCTCGCCGATCGTCCGCTGGTGGTCTATGACGAGTTCACCTCGGTGGTCGATCGCACGGTGGCCCAGATCGGCTCGGCGGCCGTCTCAAAGGCGATCCGCAAGGGACGCATCGACCGGCGGTTTGTGGCCGTCACCTGCCACTATGACATTTTGGAATGGCTGGAGCCGGATTGGGTGCTGGACATGGCGAGTGGGCGGCTCGCAAGGGGGCGGCTTCGGCGGCCCGAGATCCGGCTCGAAGTCGCTGCGGTCCACCGCCGGGTCTGGGCCCTGTTTCGGCGTTATCACTATCTGACCGGCAGCATTCACACCGCCGCCCGGTGTTTTGCCGCCTTCCTCGGCGATCGGCCGGTGGGCTTTTCGGCCTGGCTGCACCGCATGACCAGGAAGCGTCGGCCGGGCGATATGCGGGAGCATCGCACGGTGGTCTTGCCCGACTACCAGGGTCTGGGGATCGGCAACCGGCTCTCCGAGTTCTGCGCCTCGATTTGGAAGGGTGTCGGCGGCCGGGCCTTTTCGACCACCGGCCACCCGGCGATGATTCGCTACCGATCGGCCTCGCCCAACTGGCACAGAATCCGCCTGGGGATGGCCGCCCCCTCCGGTCCAACGGGTCTCTATGCCCAGTCCTTGAAAAAGGCCCACCACCTTGCAAACCTTTCCGACGCCACTTCCTGCAAGCGGCTGACCGCCGGCTTTCAATACGTCGGCCCGGGGATGAATCGGGAGCAGGCCGAACGCTTCGCCTCCTGCCGGCCCTGCCGATCTTGACCCGACTAGACGCTTTGGTTTCAAGGAATTTTCGTCGGTGCGGGTTGTGATAAATGGTCGCCGGGCTTGCCGGGCCTCCCGTAACTGACCCTCGCCCCCTGACTCCCGCCCCCTGACCCCCGCCGATCCTGCCTCTCCTGCCGCGGCGGGTATCACGCCCAAAAACTCCGTGATATCCGCTAATTTTGGCGGAATTCGTGTTGTGCCCACCCGTTTTGGGGGTATAATAAAGTAGTCACACAAAGGAACCCAAAACCACCCAAAACAAGGAGAACTGAAATGGACGCCAACGATTTTACCTTCGGCGTCGAAGTGGAGACCACGATCCCCCGAGGACTGATGCCGGTCGGCTCGTACTGCCGCGGACGCCAGGCCCGAGGCCTGCCCGATGGCTGGCAGGCCAAGTCCGACAGTTCGATCCACGCCGAGCGGGGTCGCACCGGCTGCGAATTCGCCTCCCCGATCCTCCGGGGCAGCAATGGCCTGAAACAAGTGATCGAAGCGGTTTGCAAGCTCAATGAAATGGGGGCCACGGTCAACGCTTCCACCGGCGTGCACGTTCACGTCGGTTGGAGCGGCGACAGCAAGGCCCTGGATCGGCTGGTTACCCTGGTGGCCAACTTCGAGTGCGGCATTTACGCCGCCACCGGAACGAAGAACCGCGAGCGGGGCCACTGGTGCCAGGGGCTGCAACGGCACGGCAGCGCCGCCAACGCCCGCCGGAACAGCGAATCTCTCCGCTATCACATCCTGAACCTGACCAACCTGTCCACCGGTCGCCGGCCGACCGTCGAGTTTCGCGCCTTTTCGGGTTCGCTCAACGCGATAAAGATCGTCAGCTACATCCGGCTCTGCCTGGCCCTGGTCGACCGGGCCCTGAAGGTCTCGCGGCGAACCAACTTCACGGCCAAGAAGCCCGTAACTTCCAGCCCGATCCATCGCAACGGAGAGGGCCAGACCGAACTGACCCGGCTGTTCTATCAGCTCGGTTGGATCAGGGGCCGGATCAATTACACCTACGGCTGGATCGACTGTGACGGGGCCGCCACGCTCAAGCAAACCAAGCGGGAACTGATGAGTCTGGCCCGCAAGTACGACAAAACCCTCTAAGGCAAAGGAGCCAATCATGTGCGGAGTGTTTGGATTCGTCAGCAAAACGGGAGCGGGGCCGAACCCCAATATCCTCCAAGACATTGCGCGGGCCACCGAGACCCGCGGCCGGCACGCCTTCGGGTTCGCCTGGATCGACACCCGGGGGCGGCTGCGGATGTTCAAGCAGACCGGGCGGATCAGCAACCACCTGGGCGTGCTCCAAATGGCCGCCAAGGCCCGGATGCTGATCGGCCACTGTCGCTACGCCACCCACGGCGACCCGCGGAACAATCTGAACAACCACCCCCATCCGGTCGATGGGGGCTGGTTCGTTCACAACGGCGTGATTCCTGATCACCGGGAGATTTCCGCCGCCTACAAGTTTCGTCCCGTGAGCAACTGCGACAGCGAACTCCTGGGGCTGCTGATCGAAGAGTTCGACGGGCCCCTGGTCGAACGGTGCATCGAAGCGGTCGAAATCATCGGCCAAGTGCCCCTGGTGATGCTGGCGCTGTGGCGGAGCCCGCAGCGGTTGGTCGCCCTTCGATCCGGCAACCCCCTGCACCTGGGCGAGAACGCCGAGGGATTTTATCTGGCCAGTCTGCCGCAGGGATTGCCCGAGCGCATGTATCTGCTGCGGGATCACACGGCCCTGAGTTTCTTTTATCGGCACGGCGAGGCACGGCTTGTGGGCTACGACGCCACGCCGGAAGCGCTGACTATCTAATCGAAAGGAGAACGTCATGCCACGGCGACGCAACTACCCGGCCCACGGCAGCGAGGTCCTGGACAATTCGATCCGCTACAGGCGGGCGACGCTGCGGGCGGTGCGCCGCTTCGCCCGCACGCGGTCATGGCGGGGTTCGCTCGAAGCGCGGCGCGTGAAGTTTGGCGCCCTGCACCGGACGCTCTGCGAAATCTACGGCAGGCAGACCCGCTTGGAGTTTCGGGGCGGCGGCGGCGACTCGGGGAGTTCATCCTACAGCCCGGGCCTTGATCTGATCACACTCCGCGGCCGGCTGTCGGTGGTGACCTACCTCCACGAATTCACCCACGCCCTGGGGCGGGACGAACGGGCGGCCTGCCGCTGGTCGCTGAACCTGTTCAAAACATGCTTCCCGCGGAGCTTCGCGCGCTGCCGTTTCGAGGGCCACGTGCTCTATCGACGGGCCTAGTTCAGCGAAAGGGGTTCCAGGGTTTCGGGATCGAACATCTGCCCGTCTTCGTCCACGGCGAAGGTCAGACAGGTGTCGAAGGTTTCCTGGCCGACCTTCCAGGGGCGGATGCACGCCTCGCACTGGTAGACCAGCAGCTTGCGGCCCTCCATTGCCACCTCGCCGCAGGCTTCCAGCACGGACTTGCAATTCGGACAATTCACGGGCGGGCCCTCCGGAAGGATCCTACAGGATCATGCCTAACTTGGCAACTAATCCCCGTATCAGGGAGAATATCAGCATGAAAGCCCTCACCATCCGGCAGCCCTGGGCCTCGGCGATCATGGCCGGGGTCAAAAGGGTCGAGAATCGACGCTGGGGGACCGACTACCGGGGCCCCTTGGCGATCCACGCGGGGCAGGGATTCGATCCGGTCGGTCTGCAGATCCTCGAGGACGCGGGGATCGACGCCCAGGCGTTCGAGGATGGCCCCAGGGGCGTGTTGTTGGGGGTGGTCGAGTTGGTAGACGTGGTCCGCTACCCGTCGCCAGGGCCCGAGCAGCAAAGCCTGCCGGGCGATTTTGACCAGCCCGATCCCTACCGGCTCGAGGCCGACTCGCTGGCCACCGGCCCCTGCTGCTGGATCCTGGAAAACCCCCGCCCGCTGCTCGACCCCATCCGCTGCCGGGGCCAGCGAGGTCTTTGGAATGCGGCGGTTCCAGGCTGAGCCATTATTTCCCAGGAAATAATCCCCCGTCACCCCTTCACCCCGTCACCCTTTCACCCCCTCCCCCTCGCCCCCGTCCGGCCCGTCCGGCAGCGGACGGGCTGGTTTTTGGGCCGCGCGGTCCGCTAGTCTGCTCTACATGTCTGCGCTGAGCTGCTCCAGCACCCTGGCCGAGATCCAGGCCGCCTACGATGACAACGCCTGCTACGCCGAGCAGGGATCCGCGTCGAAGGCCAAAATCTTTATCACCGCAAAGAATGCAGAGTGCAGAATGCAGAATGCAGAATTTAAGCTCATTCTGCATTCTGCATTCTTCATTCTGCATTGAGAAGCGCAATGGGCTTTCTCGACGACTATCTTCACGAGCAGATCGACGGCCGGATCGTGGCCGATCCGACGCTGCCGGGGGACCTGGAAATCTTCACTACCTATGACCAGGCTGCGAACGACTTCGAGTACAACGCCGGCTGTTGGGCGGCGGACCTCGATTTCACCGGCGTGGGCTGGAGAACGAAGGTGGGTGGTGCGGGTGCGGAAGGGAAGCGGGGGGTGCTGATCAGTCCGCGGCACGTGGCCTGTTCGGAACACGTGGGGCCTGAGGTTGGTGACGAGTTTCACTTCATCAAGGCAAACGGGGACCAGATCGTCAGAACCGTCACCGGCGTGCAGTACGTGTGCAACGATATTGAGATCGCCTATTTGAATCAAGACGTGCCCGGCGGGATTAGGTTTTACCACGTGCTGCCGGGCGATTACGCGGATTACCTCCAGTGGAACGCCAATGACCTGCCCTGCGCCCAGGAACACATTGATACCTACAACCCGCAGGTCACGGGGCTGTACGGCAAGCCGGTGCTGTTTTTGAAGAACAACCGCCGGGCCTTGATCGGGCAGATCAGCATTACCAGCCCTTACCTCACCGAAGCAGTTCGTTTGTATCACGTGAAGGGGACTGGAAACAAGGCGGCCTACTGGGAACAGGTGTTTGACGGTGACAGCGGCTGGCCCGGGTTGCTGGTTTTTGGCGGCCAGCTGTTACCGCTCGAGCTGCATCAGATGTACGCCGAGTCGGGACCCTGCGGCTGGAATTGCTCGGGTCTGATGTATCCGCCGCGGATTGATTTGATGAACGCCGCGATGGCGGACCTGGACACGGGAGAGACGGGCTATCAACTCTCGCTGGCGAACCTCACGTTTGCGGGGATTTCTAGCACCGATCTGATCATGCCCTGGCTGGCCTGCGGACGGGCGGTACCGCCGTATGAAGTGCAAAGCGGCCAGGAGTACCACAGCGGCGCGGCGGCGGGCCAGGAATATCACAGCGGCGCGGCGGCGGGAGAAGGGAAGTAGGGGCTGAATGCAGAATGCAGAATGCAGAATGCAGAATGAAAGACTTTTGATTCTGCATTCTGCATTCTGCACTCTGCACTCCATTATGCTAACGGCCTGAGAATGACAGCGGCGGCAGACATTTTGTGCGTGGCGTTTAAGGGCGGCTCGCTGACCGTGCTGGCGCGGGTGCTCGGCGGCAACGCCGTGGCCATCGTGCAGGCGGATGTGTCTGCGATCGAGTACACCGCCTGGCTGCTGGACGAAGCGGATCCGGACGACCGCGCGGCGATCGCGGGGCACACGGCAAAAAGCGTCGACAAGACCGGGGCCATCTTCGACACCCTGCAGAGCGACGCGCTGTGGACGGTGGACGCGATCGGCTACAACTTCCGCCATGTGCTGGACGTCTTCAGCGACCAGGTGTTTACGATCGCCGGCCGGCGGGTGCTGCTGGAGTTCACCATCACCCCGGCGGTGGGACAGGTGATTTTGGTGCGGTTCCGGGTGAACGTGATTTGAGCGCTGGCACCGCTCGCAGCGGTCGCACCGCTCGCAGCGGTCGCACCGCTCGCAGCGGGCAAAGCGGCGGCCGGCCGCCGCGGCCATCTTGTCAGCAGCCATCCTGTCACCAAGGGAGCAGCTTGGAATCGACGATGAAAGAACTCAAGGATAACGAACCATGCCGAGACGTCCGCCGCGGCCTTGTCGCAATCCGGCCTGCCGTGCAGTCTGCCAAGGCGGTTACTGCGGGGCGTGTGCCAAGAAATACCGGGCCACGGATCGGCGACCCAGCGCAGCCAAGCGCGGCTACGGCCGGACCTGGAGACGGCTGCGGCTGATGAAGCTGCGGCGGGATCCGATCTGCCAGGCCGAGGGTTGCACGGAGCCGGCCAGCGAGGTGGATCATCCGCGGGCGGTAAGGCGGCCGGAAGAGGTGTTACAGGTGACGTTGCTCGAACTTAGATCGTTGTGCAAGGCGTGCCATTCCAAAAAGACGGCCAGGGAAGACGGATCGTTTGGGAGAAAGGCACGGTAACAGGCGGCTGTGATGGTTTTTGAAGGGAGATTGAGTGTTGTTTCGCAAGAAATAATCGTCGGGATGGCTCGCCGATGGGGGAGGGGGGCCTGGATCTCTGTAGCTTGGTGACCGTAGAC